CGGCACTAACTTATAGCTACCATTCGGTTTTAGATGCAGAGCGAACCTCGCCAGGCCTTGGTTGCCACCACTTTTTTCCCACGCAAATAAATAAGCGGCCAACTGGATCCCGGTTGTGTCAAGTTCCGCGCCGGTTTTTAAATCAACAATGGATGGAATGCCATTTATATCCATGACTCGATCGAGTGCGCCGGCGTACCAGAATTCTTCGTTGTGTACGATTGTTTCTATTTCTGTAATGGTGATTTGGTTTTCTTCCCGGAAAGTTTTATAAGCGTTAACGTACGGCAAGAGTTCCAAGTCAACCGGGTCAACGTGGTTGCCTCGATCCATGTCCTCCGTAATTTTATGAACCTCGGTACCACGCATCGCCGCAGTCCTTCGCTTATCATCGGCCTCGCTCGGAAAATTTATTTTACCGTCATCTTTTTTATCTTTATAAACCCAAGGGTAGTACCCGACATCTTTCATAATGGTCGTAACGCTGGGTACTGCCTTAACAGTTCCATCTTCCATTTGAATTCGATATGTATGATCAAAGTCGCAAGTAATATCCAGGGGTTGTGTTTTCATTAGAATGCCAAGTCCTCTTCGGTTACTGATTCAAAGGCTACTCCGGAATCGGAATAGGTTTTTTTATCCACTACTTGAATACCCCTCAACCTCATTTTGCATCCGGCCTTACCGGACACGCACCAGCCATAAGGTTGATAGGCAATTTTTATGATCGAGCCATTGCCGAGCCTATCCTCCGGATCAAACGGTATCGGATGATTATTTCCATCCAGGACCGCAACCCGGTTTTCAAACTCATTGCCATTTTTTGGTTTCACTTTATGATCCACTTTAAATTTGAGCCGGTACCAGGTAGGATCAGGTTCGAATCCGGTCTTGGCTAATTTTTCAAGTGTCTCCGATTTAATACTAGATACCAGTTGATACTGAATATCTTTGGTTGGCTTGCCACCCTCTTCCTTGACGGTGTCTTTGACAACCTGGTCATAGATTGCCAGGGTTTCTTTCGCATCCTCCGGTGAAAGAAATAGATCCACGGCATATTCGCCACACTCTTTCCAGGTAGTATCCGGTTCATGTACTTTGATCCATGCGGCCGGTCCAGCCGGTGTATAAAATGTCTTGTTCTTAGCCATTCACTTGCCCTCCTTTAAGTTTTTAAGTTTTATGATGTTCGTGATACAGCCGAGCGGAATAACCCCTCTATTCGCTACTGACTTGGCTTTCTTGTCTGAAAATTCGATATTGTGACAAAGCACCAGGGTACTGGCACGGAAGGTGAGAAAATATCCAATCGTACGCACCGGAATGGTTCGGATGCCTTTCACGGCATCTTTCTGATCCATCCAGGTGAATCCTTCGGAGGAATCGAGATCCCCGGCATCCACCCAGTAGACCTCGATCCGGTCATCCTTAGAAAGCAATTTAATCTTACTCCGGATCTTTGTAAGTGTCTGATTGGTTGTCATAAACGTCCTTCCAAAGTTGGCGAAACGCCAAGATAATTGGTATGCACATAAATAACTGGATCGCTCTTGTTAAAATAATTCTTGTTAATTCGTCCATGGTGACCTCCTTTTTAGTTGACATGGATTAACAGGTTGTGGCATATTTCATCGCACAACTGCCAAAAGCTTTACAATTTGCCATAGGAATAACCCTTCTGGCGAATTGGCAAAGAATATAGCTGATTGGCTAAGTCATGTCAAACAAATTTCGCGTTGCCAGATTAAATGTCGATTTGAATCAGGAACTGGCGGCTAAAAAATTAGGGATACATGTGACTACTCTCAATAAGTATGAGAATGATCACCGGGAGCCTAGTGCGGATGTTGTGCGGAAGATGGCCGGGTTATACGCTGTATCTGTAGATGAACTGTTAGGCTTACCACAAACTAAACCCAAACAGGAGGAGGAGCGCATGTATCAGTTAAAATATGAGGAAAAATGTGAAGAAGTAATTGCGTTGCAGAAAATAATTATTGACAGAAAAGAATAATATTATTTCATCTCTGATTGCTGGTCTGATTCATCGCGCTGGGCAAGTGGTTCGCTCTTGCACTCACCGGAGGTTCGCATCGGAGCTCCCTGGCAACAATCGCCATCGACCATTCGTCCGCAAACGCAAACAAAGTGACCGTGATAGTCAAGTATCTGATCGGATCCACACGCCGGGCACCTCATGATGAGCGGTCGGCTTTCTTTTCCGCGAGCTCCGAACATTTCGAATACAAGTTTCCGATGTCTGCCTTATACTCTGAACGGCCAATCACATCCGCAGTTTGTTCCACAAGTTTATCCATCTTTACCTCCAATCTCATTAGGTCCGGTTTGATTTCCTCCTGGACATAGCTTTTGGTTACATACAAATTCATGTCGCGTTCGATCATGCTTAACCTGGATGATATATTTTTAAAAAGATAAAATCCTAAAGCAACGAACGGGGTCCAGACATATTCCATTAGAGTTTCGATATTCATTAAAGTTTTGCTCTCTCAACTGCTATTAATTTTTCAACTTCCATTAAGGTTTAGTTCCCCAATCCACATCATCATATACTGTATTACTAGCTGGAATATCCCGAAGCATCTGACGATAAGTTTTCATAGCATCACTCATAGTCACATCAGAATTACCTGTCCAATCTGTAGATGCTAACAACTGATCTCGTTCTCTACGGATAGCATCCATCTGTCTTGCACCGCTACCATCATTCCAAGCTTTTTCATCTTTGTCACATTGAGCTTCTTCTTCAGCCGTTAAAGCCACTACTACTCCGTCTACCATTTTGTTTCTAGCCATCTTTGTTTCTCCTTTAATTAATTATGATTTAGATAATCCATACATATAGAATGTTCCTGATGTAATAGTTCCTGTAGATGGGTATAATTGTAATCTAGTGATTGCTGAAGTCGCTACTCTTTGTCCAACTCCTTCACCGTGCAACGCATAACCATTAGATGACTGTCCTGATATTGTGTATTCCAGATTTTTTTTATGTGTCGTGTCTGATGGTGCATATAACATAATACGAATAGTAGCAGAACCACCTGAAGAACCATCTTGCCAAGTGCCTTCTCCAAATCCCATAAATGCGGCTCCCCCAGAGCATGCCGCATGCACGGCTGCAGGAGCATGATTGCCACCATATGCGTATTGATAATCAGTCGAACCAGAATCAAAACTACCAGCACCTACTCTAACACGAGGTGAACAATCAGCAGAAAATTCAAAATCTACAAAATAAAACATATAGACATCATAAGTGCTATCAATATTAGTTGTGAAGTCTATTGAAGAACTAGCAGACGCTGTACCACTCGATATAAAATTCCAAGCACCACCAGCAGCCGCCACAACCGCTGTACCATCTGCTTTGGTATAGTTAATACATTGAACCGTGTTAGTACCTGTCGCAAAAAACTCTCCAACATCCCCAGCGGCTGTAGTGATGTTTGCCCCACCCGGTAAATCCAAGTTGGTAGCATGATGGGTCATTGTCAGCACCCCATCAAATTGTATGGTGAACCTACGTCCTGCGACAACGGTGAAAGCCGCAAAATTGGTTGTTCCGGACACATCAAAATAGTCACCATCAGTATCTATAACGCACGGAGATGCGCTAGAAATATCGCCACCCTTTGTGGATGTCTGCATCATTCCTGTTACTTTAGTTGTACTCATTTATTCTATCTCCTTCCATTCAGTATTATCTTCATCCCAACTATACATTTTACCGTCACTAGGATGAGCAACAGGCGCGTTCCATTGGCAAGTGTCATCGTCTAATGTCCAAGATGGGAAGGGTTGTGGCTCAATAAAAGCATCTTTGCTTGCATCATAGGTGTATCCAATACCAGCATAATTTTTTCTAAGTGCTACACCGCCATCTGGAGTATTAGAGTTAGGAGCATAATGCACACCACCTCTAGTGTTATATGAAGTTTGCACCCAGTTACTTGCATCACCAACTGCACCACTATCTATAAAATCTTGCTCTGCAACGATCACTCTTTGAATTATATTTTCTGAATTGATTTCTGCAAAATGACTCATTTTTAGTTCCTATTGAAATTGATAACGGATTATAACGATACCCGAACCGCCAGCCCCACCAGAAGTATATCCACCTGATCCACCACCGCCACCTCCTGTATTGGCAGTTCCAGCAAACCCGCTAACGCTTTGAGTACCACCTCTTCCACCACCGCCTATTGCCGTCCCATAGCCAGAAGATGACGTGCCAGAAGCACCACCACCTCCGCCAGCGTACATAACAGAAGCACCTGTAATTGACGAAGTATAGCCAGTTCCACCAGCTCCTGCTGCCGAACCAGTCCCTGTAACGCTACCACCAACACCTCCAGCGCCACCTCCTCCAGCAGAATAATAAGGAGCGATAGCAACGCTACTACCATTATGCCCACCAACATTAC